GGCTAAGGTCGGCCAGCTTGCGGCCAGCGTCGCTGCTGCTGAGCAGTCCAGCCACATCGCCGCCGGTGGCGCGATAGGCGTCCATGGTGCGGACGAACTCATCGCGCACTTTGGTGAACTTGGCGGCGAATTTCTCGGTCGCCATCAGCGCATCCGATTCGTTCACCAGTCGGATCTCGCCGCTGTCCTTGACCAAGGTCAACCGCAGCCCCACCAGGCTGTACAGCAGGATGTTGATCTTGCTGATGCTGGTGATCACTGAGCGCTCGGTCAGCTCGCCATCGCTGGCAGCTACCACCTCGCCCACGGTGCACTTGCGTCCGAGGTACTCAACCAGCTGCAGGACGTAGCCGGCCGTGTTGTAGGCCTTGCCGCTGATCAAGTGGTCACGGTTGTTCTCAAGAATCAGGTCTTGCAGGCCGGTCTTGTTTTCAAGCCGGGCCAGCAGATCGTCAGCCGAAAGGCAGAGGGGCTCTAGCGCGGTCTTGGCGTCGCCGTTGAAGAGTCTCCGTGCAGGCATTTTGTTTCCGCCGAATGGCGGGGGCTGTGTTGTGCGCGATTGATGCGCTCACACATCCTAACGCGTTGAACGCGTCAAACAAGCTCAGCTGCGCTCACCAGCCGGTGACGAAGCCGGGGCCGCTGGGCTCTGAACGACGGCGGCGCTTCGGTTTGTCGGCCGCACCAGGCTTGCGGCGCTCCTCTGCTGCCGCCTCCAGCTGATCCCAAAAACTCGCTCTGCTGTACCTGCGCTTCACCAGCTCCAGGATCGCCAGGCTGTAGACGGTGAGATCGAGCGGTTCGTTTCTGGCGCCGCTGGGGTTCTCCCATCCGAGCACCTGGAAGCCCTTGACCATCTTCGGCACGAGCCGCTCACAGGTCAGGCCCTGCAGGTAATCCTCCGTCACGTCATTGGGCAGGTGGATCGCGCCAGGGCCGGGCGCGTCTTTCTTGAGCCTGGCGTAAATCGTGCGCTTCAGGGTGTCGCCTCCCACCTGATACAAGGTCAGGCCTCGCTTGATCGTCTGCCCTCTGGCGTTGACATCCACACGGCTGCCCTTGCCCAGTGCTGGCGCTGCCTTGGTGCTGCTGCCCTTCAGGGCCACCACGCCTTCCCTGGCGCGTTGCCTGCAGTATTCGTAGGCCTCTTGGGTGAAGTGGCCGCCGGTGTCAACGCCACAGTGCCGAACCGTCAACGTGCCGCCCCCCTCGATCGGCCACTCCGTGCGCCTGATGCTGTCGATCTGCTCCCAGACGTCAGCCTCAGCCGGGCTGCCCTCGACCTTTTGATGCCAGATCCGCCACATCTCTTCGCCACGGCCGAAGCCCCAGACGGTGGTCTCCAGCCAAGTGTCCTGGGTGTCAACGGCCATCAGCAGCAGGACGACGCCCTCGGGACAAGTGCCGCTTGAGAATGTCTCAGACTGAGCCCTGGCCATCAGGCCCTCAGCATTGATCACCGCGACTGCCTCATCCTCCCAGGCCTCGGCTGCACGCTTGTTCACCCAGCCCTTCAGCAGCAGGGGGTCGTGCTTCGCCCTGAGGAACTCATCACGGATCTGCTCCCAGCTGGTCCAACCGGCTGGGGCATACCACCCGGGCAGGTGGAAGCCTGCGGTGATGCCGTCACCCTTGGCGGTCGCCTGCCACACGGCACCGGCCAGCATCGTGGTCTTGTGATGCTGGCTGACGCGTTCTCCACAGGCCGGGCATTGCGCGAACACCTCACCTTCCGGCTTGTCCCATTTCATGTGCTCGCGCCAGCGGAGCACCTCAAGCGATCCGCAGCAGGGCATGAGCACCGCCAGCTGTCGCCGATCCGATCGAGTCTCGTATTCACTGGTGATCCTGCACATCCCACGAGTGCCGGGCGTGCTGGTGATCAACACCTTCCCCATGGGGAACGTCGACGTTCGAGCCTCAGCGTTCTCCAGGGGGTCGCCCTTGTCGTCTGCCTCGAACGGGTAGGACGACACCTCATCGGCCAGCAGGTAGGCCGCAGGCATCGACTGCAGGCCGCTGCCGCTGTTGGCGCCGGTGAGGACAAACAGGCCGCCTCTGAACTCCTTCAGGAACATGGTGTTGCCGCTGTCCCTGGCCCTGGCGGGCGCGATCAGATCCGACAGGACAGGCGTCTCGCGCAGCAGGGGCTCCAGCCGCTGGCGATTCAGACGCTTGGCCATGTCGAGCGTCGGCTGCACGAGCAGAGTCGGCGCTGGCCATAGGTGGATGATCGCCCCCAACCAGTTCAGGACCACCTCCGTCTTCCCCATCTGGCTGCCGAACATGAGCACGACACGACGCCAGGGGCTGGAGGGGCTGAGGCATTGCATCGGCTCCCTCAGGTAGGGGGTCCGATCGGTGCGCCACGGGCCGGGCTCCGCTGAGCCCTTGGTCGACAAGATTCGATGACGATCGGCCCACTGGTCAACCGTCATCGGATCGGCCGGCATCAGGCCCTCGTCAAATGCCAGGTCGTGAAGCTCGAATGCGTCAGCCATCGGCCAGGCTCCTCAACGCTGTGCGGATCTCTTCGGTGAGCAGCTGATGCGCTGCCCTGGTGTCGGTCATGCTGATCAGCGTGGGGATCACCCGGTCGGGAATGGCCAACATGCTGTCCCTGACGGTGCGGGCTTTCTTGAATGCCGCGGCCTTGACGTCAGCAGCAGGCACGAGGTCCCCCTGCATGGTCTGCACCTCTAGCTTCGCTTTCTCCGCCAGGTAGTGCTCACGGCGACTGCGGCTCTCATTGAATCCCGGGATCTCATCAGGGGGCAGCGAGTCAATCTCGGTCTTAAGGTCATCAGCCTTGCGCTTTCCTGGCGCTGGCCCTGGCGCTGGCTTCTCCGCTGCAGTCTGCTGCCGCGGGTCGACGTTGTGCAGATACTCCTCGATCAGCGTCTCAGGGTTGACTCTGATGGGCTTGAGGGAAATGCAGCTTTTGGGCAACCTGCCAGCACGGCACAGCTTCTCCAGGTTTTGACGGCTGCAGCGCCGACCCGTCTGCGATTGGATCAGGTCGGCCGCTTTGGTGCTGTTGAGCGGCTCGGTCATGCAACCACGTTATCGGGGTTGCACCTTGGGGTTGCAGATCAACAGGCCAGCCCCAGGCTCAGCTGCTCTGTCTCGGGCGAGCCGGTCAAGGATTGGATCAGAGCCAGTCGGGCAGGGTCGAAGAACGGCTGGGACCGATACCACTGCTCCATTGGGTCGGCGTGCTTGGCGTAGTTGCACGACAGGCATGCCGGGACGATGTTGCTGATGTGGTGGAGCCCTCCCTGGCTGATCGGCTTGACGTGCTCGATCTGCATATCTCCACTGGCCCCGCAGTAGGCGCAACAGTGATCGAATCTTGAGAACCTTGCCCTCAGCTGCAGAACTGAGATTTTCCAGGTGGCTTGCTTCCTCTCCCGGAGCTTGCGGCGGCGAGCTTTCTCGCGGGTGTACAGCCTCAGGTCAAGGCTGGTCAGGTACTTAAATCGCCACTGGTGTTTTTTCTGCTCTGCCTTCGCCTGGCGTTTGACTTCTGGGTTTTCGCGCCAATAGCGCCATTGCTCCATGGCCACAAGTTGCGCGACGCTGGGCAGTCGTCCGGCTTGGCGGATTGCCTTGCGCAGTCGACGGATTTCCTGAGGCACCTTGCCAAGGCGCCGCCTCCTGGCTTTGTTGCACTCGTATCTTCGCTTGCGATCTTTCTCTAGCCGTTCTGGATCATTCTTAAGTCGCTCACGCGCAACTCGAGCTTTCTCTCTGTGCAGCTCCGGGTCGTAGGGACGCCTTGCGTATGACGCGCGGCAGATCGCTCTCCTTCTTTCGCGTTTCTCTTCAGTATCGTACCGGTTTCGGCTCCGCTGGCACTCAGGGCAGTTCCCCTTGACTCGCAAGGTGAGCTCGTGCCCGTGCCATAGGTGCCCGCCCTTGCACACCGGCCCTAGCCTCTCGTTATCGGCAAGGCCCATGGCGGAGGCATCCAGATAAGAGATAAGCCAGTGTTGAGCTTTTGCGCCAGAGCATCCAACGCATTGGGAGCAATCCCTTCCACGTTTGTCGATAAATGTTCTTCTCAGACTTTGATCTGTGCCGGGCCATCTGTGGCCACGCTTGCACAGCGTTCCCAAGTGAAAACGTCCTGGGTCAAACGTATAAACTAGATCCATCAGCCTCCTGCATAGGTTGATCACGGCCAGGGGTTGCAGCCCGCTGGCCATTTCATTTTAGCTCAACTGCAACCTTCGAGAAATATCCCCACGGCAAAAAAACCGAGGTCCAAATATACC